CACCTGCCCTGAGATCACATCGATCTTGGAGGACTGCCCGACGATGTCCTCCTCCAGTGCGGAGATGGTATCGTTTTGCTTATTGGACAGGCCAGTCAGTGTGACTCCGCTTGCCCCGATGGTGATCGTGTTCCCGGCGGGATTGAGATAATCCCGGGTGCGGCCCACACAGCGATATCTGCCGTCAATGCCGTGCGGTGGGGACTTGCAGACCACATACATGCCCGCATGGATGTCCCCGATATCCGCACCCGTATCCGACTCGTCTACGATGGTCAGTTCCATGCTGGTGACGCCCTGCGCCAGATCGTGCAGCCGTGCCTGTGCCTTGGTTAGCAGGTTTCCGGGGATGGTCACATCGTCCCAGATTTCGGTCCTCCAGATCCGTCCGATCTCTGCCGCGGCATCTTCGTCAACAATGTAGTTTTTCCCGCCGTTCACGGATGTGATCTGGACCCGCTCATCGGTTTCATACTCATGCCCCTCGGCATCGATATCCTTTATCTTTGCCCCCAGAGGGAGCAGAACGGAAACCCGGTCAGTATGGTCCCGGCTGATCTTCACGTCCAACAGGTTTTTGCCGTACTCGACCGTCTGCGCGGAGAGTGAATCGAAATCCGCAATATAATCCAGATACTTCGTACCGCCCACATAGCGCACACGGAGAAACCCTCCGTGAGTCTTGATCAGTTTATCCCTGATTGCATCGAGCGTTACCGTGAACTCAGAACTGCCATACGAGATATAATCGTTGCTATCCGTGACCGAAATTGTGCCAAGCGTGAACTGTTTCTTTTCTTCCACGGCACGATTGTGTTCACCGATGAACAGTTCCAACAGTCCACGCAAAGTACCTCTATAGTCATATGGCGGCTGCACGCTGTCCTTCAGATAGGCAAGGCAGGACTCGCATGTCCAGGTATGGGTGTTGTAAAAATCCGTACCGTTGTCCAGCGCACGGCCCTCGAACACCACGGCATCGCCTTTCTTGCAGACGATGGTAGAAGCAAGCGGCCGGATTGCAGACAGGTACGGATGGTTGAAAGGAGCGGAAAGCGTCATGCTGTCGATGTTCTCCGCATCCTCCTCGATCCGGGCGGCCGTAATCGCCAGTTTCGACATCTGCGGATGATAGAACAGCGCGCCATCCACATAGACGCGAAACAGGCTCATAGACGACCCTCCCTGTATGTGAATGTGGTAATTCCTTCTCCTGTAATGGAAACCGTATTATTCCCATGCCGCAGCTCCAGTTCCGGGATTTCCCATGTCCCCGCGCTGACGGTCTTCTGAAAAGACTCCCCGTCAATCGTCCAGCGGAGCGTGGTTTCTGCCGCTACCGTGATGACCGGAACAACAGGCATAAAGTCATTGGCAAGGATCACAGTCCCGCCGCCGCTGAAGTTCACGACCGTCTCCTCCACGTGGTAGAGAAAGGCATCCCCGTCCGTGCAGGAAAGCTCAAGCGTTCCCTTGCCCGTAAGTGGGTCATAAGACGGCACTGCCTCCAACGTCCCCACGGCATACAGCATTGTGTCTTCCGTCAACGTCACCCGGCAGAGCTTCCCGGCAAACTGATTCACAACCGTGCTGACGAGTATGTCGAAATCAGCGCGGTCGCCCAGCATGGAAAAGGTCATATCAAAAGACCGCGGTTGATAGGCCACACGGCCCAGCGCCTCAGTGAATCGTATAGGTGAATCTCTTCCCGGCACCGTGATCGTGTTGGACTGCGACTGCGGCGTCGGGAAGTTTACTGTCTCCCGAAGCCAGCCGAGACTGAGCATGGAGACTCCGTTTATCATAGCGTCAGGCTTCATATGCTCAACCTCGCATTCAGCTTCTGCGTCTGGCCGAGACCGCTGTCGATGGCGGGCAGCAGGTGTCCAACCAGGGTGCCGTCATCCAGATAAATGCCCTTTCCGCTGTTGGCGGCGATGACGGCCAGATATTTTTCTACATTGTGCATGTTCAGCTTGCTGTCCAGCATGGCTTCCAACTGCTTATAAAATCCGCTCAGAGGAAGGATCGCCTCAGAGCCCGCTTCGCCGCCCGCCATCAGGGCAGAGCCGTTCATGCCAAAGACAGTAGGCTTCGTCATGATGCCGCCTTCCTTATACCAGTCGATGGACAGGTGTGGGACGCTCGGCGGAGAGATAGAGAGCGTTCCGGACACGCGGAAATGCGGCAGCTTGATATGCGGCAACTGCAGTTTCAGGCCGGAGAAGAATCCACTAACCGCATCGAGCGCGGAGCGGATCTTATCGCGGGCCGCTTCGATAGGCGTGATGATCGCGGTCTTGATCCCGTTCCACACATTGGTGGCAGTGGACTTGATTCCATTGAACAGATTTGTAGCGGTGCTTTTCACGGATTCAAACACAGAGGAGACTTTGCTCTTGATCCCGTCCACGACTGTGGAGATGGCCGTTTTGATGCCGTTCCAGATCGTGGTGGCGGTGGTCTTGATGGCATTGAAAACCGTAGTGACCACAGTCTTCACAGCATTGATCTGCGCGGTGACTGTGGAGACGATAGCGTTCCAGATACCAGTGAAGAAGGCCACGATCCCGTTCCATATGGTCTCGAAGAAAGATTTGATGCCTGACCAGACAGATTCCCATGTGCTGCCGAACCAGCCGAACACAGTCTCCGCGAGAGATTTCAGCAGGTTCAGCGCCGTATCGAACAGGCCGGTGATACCGTCCCAGATGCCGGAGAAGATCTCTTTTACGCCTTCCCACATCTGAGACCAGTTCCCGGTGAACAGCCCGATGAATACATCCAGCAGGCCGGTGATAACATCAAGCACCGTGCCGAGGACGGTAGAAACAACATTGAACGCTGCCTCAAATACGGGTGCGAGAAACTGGCAAAGCCCGTCCCACAGGCTTTTCAGCACATCGACAATGGAACCGAAGTCAAAGCCCAGCGCATTCAGCCGGTCGACGATGCCCTGACAGAATGCCTGTATCTTGGAAACGATGCCTTCCCATATACCGGTGATCGCGTTGCGGAATTCCTCGTTGGTATCCCACAGATGTTTGAAAGCTGCCACCAGCACGGCGATGACCGCGATGATCGCCAGCACGGGACCGGAGATCCCGCCGAGTGCGGCTCCGAGCTTCCCGAACACGCCGGTGCCCGCTTTCACGGCTACACCGAGTTTCTTCACCCCGGTTGCCAGCTTCACAAAGCCCTGCATCGCTACACCGACTTTGGAAATAAGCGTTCCGATGATAACGAGCAGCGGCCCGAGCGCAGCAACGATCAGGCCGATGGTCAGGATCGCTTTCCGCTGGCTTTCGCTCATGCCGTTCAGCTTGTCCACGAATGCCTGAATCTTGGATACAATAGCCCGGATGGCGGGCATCAGCATCTCACCGAAGGAGATGGCCAGTTCTTCAAGCTGAGATTTGAGGATGGTCAGTTGCCCGGCCAGATTATCCTGCATGGTCTCCGCCATCTGCGCGGCGGTGCCGTCACAGTTATCGATGGCGGTGCTGAGTTTTTCTATATCTTCCGGAGCGGCATTCATCAACGCGAGGAAGCCGGACATGGCATTCTTGCCGACCAGCGCTTCCGCGGCTTGCGCTCTTTCAGATTCAGAAAGCTGAGAAAAGGCTCCGCGGCAGTCCGCCAGAATATCTGACAGATCGCGCATGGAGCCGTCTGTGTTGGTGGTGGCGATGGTGACTTCACCCAGCGCCGCTCCGGTGATCTTTACCTCACCGGAAAGGTTGTTCATGATCGTGCGGAGCGCGGTACCGGCCTGCGTGCTCTTGATACCTGCATTCGCCATGAGGCCGATCGCCTCGGCGACGTCTTCCGCGGAGAAACCGAGAGCGCCTGCGATGGGAGCGCAATACTTGAAGGTTTCGCCCATCATCCGGACGTTGGTGTTCGCATTGGAAGATGCTGCCGCGAGGATATCTGCAAAGTGACCGGAGTCCTGTGCCGAGAGGCCGAATGCCGTCAGCGCATCCGTCACGATATCCGAGGTGGTTGCCAGATCTTCACCGGACGCAGCGGCAAGGCTCATGATACCTTCGATGCCGCTGAGCATATCCTCCGTCTTCCAACCCGCCATCGCCATGTATTCCATAGCGGAGGCTGCCTCGGAAGCAGAGAACTTGGTCTTGGCACCCATCTCCCGGGCCTTATCCCGCAGGGCATCCAGATCATCACCGGTCGCGCCGGAGATGGCTGCAACCTTGCTCATGCCGGAATCGAAGTCCGCGGCGGTCTTCACCGCGGCTGCACCGAGACCGGCAACGGCCATAGAAGCAGGCATGATCTTCTGCCCAGCGCTGGTGACGGAGTCTCCGAAAGACTCCATCTTTTTCCCGGCCTCGTCGATCTTGGCAAGCGCTGTGCTTGTGGCAGCGGCTTCCTCCTGCAGGCGGCGGAGTTCCTGCTCCGTCTCGATGATCTCCCGCTGCAGAGCGTCATACTTATCCTGCCCAAGATCACCGTTTTCGAGCTGCTGCTTTGCCTGCTCCTGCGCCTGCTTCAGAGAGTCCAGTTTCTCTTTCGTCGCGCCGATGGCGTCCTTCAGCGCACGCTGCTTCTGGGAAAGAAGCTCCGTGTTCGAGGGGTCCAGTTTCAGGAGGCGGTTTACATCCTTCAGCTGGCTCTGTGTGTTTTTGATCGTACTGTTGACGTTCTTCAGGGCTTTTTCAAGACCTGTGGTATCGCCGCCGATCTCAACGGTTATGCCTTTGATGCGTCCAGCCATGATGCTTGCCTCCCTTCATCAGAAATTATCGAAGTCCTGCTGCCCGGCAATCCGCACGGTGTCTTTCTCGCCGTACTTGTAGTCGTCGTTTCCTTTCTCGGTCCAGATGTCAAGGACCATACCGATGGTCAGGAGATCGAGGTCCGTCATGGACAGCCCGATCTCCAGGCATCGGAGCAGGAAAAGCGGCGTCGTTATTTCCCGGGCGCTGGGACTCCGTTTTTTTTAGACTCAATGTCCGTCACCAGATTCGCACCCCAGAGCTCAAGGATCTCCGGGAGCACCTGATAGATGCTGAACATCTCAAATTCGTCGAGCCACTCCTCGATCGTGCCGGGGATAGTGGGATCGGCATGGAAAGCCATGATGTAAGCCACATTCTCGAAAATCTCCAGATCCTCGATCTGCAGCTCTTCACCGTCATCGGCTTTGCCTTTGTACGATGCTTCAAGCTTGGACAGGTCCTTGAAAATGTCCCGTTTGAACTTGATGCGATAGAGGCGAGGAATCGCGGCGGAGGAGCGGAACCGCACTTCCTTGCCGCTCACCAGTACAGTTT